ATTATTCTATCCAATTTTCTTTTTTATTATTTTTTTCCATTTTAATTCTCTCTATAAGTAAAGTTTTATTACCGCCAACTTTACAACCATTTTTCCTTAATATTTCTTTTAATTCTAATACTTTTAATTTAAGTAATGGATCTATTTCTATTTTTTTGCTAATATTTAAATGTTGATTACAAAATGGACCTGATTCAGTCATCATAGCACTTTTTGAACAAATAGTTCCTTTTTTTTTACCAGAGGTAAAACAATATTTACAGTGATGAAATTGGAAACTTACAGATTCTGGAGTATTTACACCATATATTTTTTTAGTTTGATTAATTTTATAAAAAGGTAAAATATTATTATGAACAATTCTGCAATAAGGACATTTTATTTGATTATATTTCAATTTAACTGTCTCTAAGTAATTATATTTTTTTTGTTTTATAACATCTTGTAAAATAGAATAATAGTTAAAAGAATGATTACAAGGTAAAGTAATAAAACCAAGAGATAATGGTAAATCAGAAATTAAACAATTAGAATTATCTATAATTTCATTTTCTTCTAATAAATATTTTTTCCAATCATAATTATTTTCTATTTCGTAATCCATACTATAATAAAAAAAATTATCTTTATATAATATTATGCCAAATACCGAAATTTGGGGAAATGCTGTCTGGTTATTATTTCATACTCTTGCAGAAAAATTATCAGATAACTATATTGAAAATAATAATGCAAGTCTTAAAAGAATAATCTTATTAATATGTCAAAATTTACCTTGTCCTGATTGCGCTGCTCATGCTACTGAAACTCTGAAAAATGCTAATTTAGATAGTATTAAAACAAAAGAACATTTAAAATACTTTTTTTGGTCATTTCATAATATTGTAAATCATAAAATAGGTAATCCAATAGTTGAATTTGATTATTTAGCCATTTATAAAAGAGCTGTCCCTAGAAATGTAGTTATAAATTTTCAAAAAAAATTTTATAACAGACCATATAATGATAAATTATTAATTAATAGTTTTACGATGCAAGGTGTAAAAAGAGAACTAGATGAATATTTAAATAATTTATTACAAAGTGGTGTTTTTAAATTATAAATGGGTTCACATGATTTAATATAATTTCATTTTTCATACAATTAAACTATATTATTTTTAATTAATTCACCATTTTTATATACAGCACATTTAAAGGTTTGTTTACTAGGTCTACTACATATTACATTATTACTTACAAATTCATCAAAATATAATAATTTTGTATTACCTGTTACATTTATAATTGAATACCATAAAGAACCTAATATTACTCCTGTAATTGTACCTACAAATATTCCTGGTATTTGTGTACATTCATTTATAACACTAGTAAATGCATCTATAAAATATAATAAAAATAAAAATACTAAAACAATCCAATTCATCTGCTTATTATAAATCATTGGAAGCAGTAAATAAACCATTGTAAAAGTAATAAATGAAATACTTAAACTAGGACTATCAAAAGTCCCTCCTATATTAAATATATTAAAATTAACTAAATCACAAATAGGTGATCTATTTGGTTTACTTTCACTTCTAATTATGTTTAATAATAAAATATTTATAATAGTAGCAATTAATACACCAGCTAAATAAATAAATCCTTTAAGATCTTGATTAAATATAGAACTTAAAACTAAAAAGAATCCTAATAAAAAAGGACTTATAAATGATAAAAATTGGAATAAATTAGTTAAAGTAAATTGCATTCCATCTAATACAGCCATTATAATATATATATTAAAGATAAATATATTATACTTCTAGTTCCACCAAGATACTAAACTAGGATCTCCTCCCCATTGATTTATTAACTCTTCATTTTTAAATTCTATTAATTTTGTTATATTAGAAACAGATAATCCAAGAATAAAAAACATAAGAATTTTAGTGTAATTCATATAATATATTATGGAAAATTTATTATTTGACAAAAACTAATTTTAAAACTTCAGAAATATGTTCAACTTGTATAAAATTAATTCCATCTAAATTTTTTGTTTTTTCATATTTATCCATAAATAATTTATAATCTTTATCATTTTCCTTTGGAAATATAAATGTTTTAACACCAGCATTTAATCCGCCTAATATTTTTAAATCTAATCCTCCTATTGCAGTAACTTTTCCTTGTAAACAAATCTCTCCCGTTATAGCTATATCATTTTTAATAATTTTATTTGTTAATAAACTATAAATAACAGTTGTAATAGCAGTTCCAGCTGAAGGACCGTCTTTAGGAGTAGCTCCTTCAGGAACATGTATATGTATTCCTTGTTTTTTACCTTTTTCAAATTCTTCATTTATTTTTGTTAATTGAGAAGGAGTTAATAAAGAGAAAGCTAAGGTTTTAGCGACAGTCATACTTTCTTTCATTACATCACCTTGCATTCCAGTTAATTTTAATTCACAATAAGTAGATGAAGGAAAATAATTAGATTCAATATGTAAAATGCCTCCTTGACCTAATGCATTAGCCCATAAACCATTGATAATAGCAACTTTAGATTTATCATTAATTTTAACTTTATTAATTTCATGTTTTTCCACTAAATATTTTTTAACAAGATCAATAGTTATTTCTAACGGAATATCAAAAATTTTTGCATCTTTTAATATAGATAAATTTATCTCTCCTAAAATCTCAAATAATATTTCTTTTAGCTTTCTTACTCCTGATTCATAAGTATAATGATTAATTATAAATTGTATTACATCACTGGGAAAATTAATAACATTTTCTAAGCCAATTTTTTTATAAATCTCAGGTAAAATATATTTTTCTGTTATAACTAATTTATCATTTATTGTTAAATGTTCAAATTTAATTCTATGTATTCTATCTAATAAAATTCTATCAATTAATTCATAATCATTATAAGAGAAAATAAATAATGCTTTTGATAAATCTAAATCTATTCCATTAAAATATTTATCTTGAAAACTATCATTTTGTGTAGAATCAATTAAATGAGTTAAGATTCCAATTATTTCTTTACCGTGTTCAGTTTTACTTACTTTATCTAATTCATCAATAAATATAATCGGATTCATACATTTTTTTTCTATTAATATATCTACTATTTTACCCCATGTAGATCCAACATATGTATAATTGTGCCCTTCAAATGTAGAGCCATTAGAAGAACCACCCATAGCTATAAAAGCAAAAGGTCTACTTTCTCCATTTTGATCAATTAAACAATTAGCAATTCCTTTCTTTGCTAGACTAGTATTATGTGTTACGGTAAAATCTCCTAGTAAAAATCTTGAATTACCATCTATTTGAAATCCATAATATTTATCTTCTTCTAAAGGAACAATTCTTATACCAGTATTTAATCCATCTTTTATCTGTTTATGTTCTTTTGGTCTTTTTCTTTCTAATAACACTGGAATTTCTTCACGACCACTACCACTTATTATAATTCTATGATATACTCCTGATTTCTTTTCACCTTTATACATACAAGATTTACTACATTCTTTCATTGTTCCACAAAATCCTAATGAGCGAACTAAAAATAGAATATCATCTGCTAATTTCTTATTTTTTTGAGTTATTTCTAATGAATTATTTACTTTATTATAATAACCATCACTATCAATTAAACCCGCTAACACTTTTAATCTATTCTCTCTGGAATTACATTTATATATTTCTGGAATATGCTTATTATTTATTAACTTATGATTTTTTAGATAATTTAAAAGTTTATTTTTATCATTTCTACCTCCAGTAAATCCACTTGTTAAATGATATGTTATTTTACTTTTTTCAGTTTTTCCTTGACTTACTTGTAAACCATTTGATAATGCATATTCTTTAAAATAATCTACTATTTCTTTTTCAATTGTAGTTATTCTAAATGTTGAAGAATCACCGTCTCCTAACCAATATCCTAATGCATATGGGTCTAAATCCAATTCTTTTTCTATAAAATCTATACCTACCTTATATCCTTTTAAACATTCTTGTTGACCTTTTGGTAAAGTTAAATAATCTTTTATACAAATATCAACTATATCATTTTTAAAATATCTTCTTCCTAATATCATTTGATGTTTATCTCCCTTCTTACCTGCTTTAGTCATTTTAAGACTTAAGATATGACTTTCATTTACTATATAATCATCGCCCTTTATCTGCTCTATTTTATACATTTTTTCTACACCACTTCCTAATGCTAATACATTTCGTGGTGTGCTATCATCCCCCATTAATTTATCTTCCATAGTTATATCTTGAACCATTTTTATTTCACCATTTGAGAGCATAATAGGTATGTCTTTTGCCAAGCATTTACCAACTCCGGGTGGACCTTCAAAACCTAAACAATAGCCAGTTTTTTCTCCATTAATCCATTGACCAATAATTCTTTCAACTTGTCTTTTAGCTTTAGAATGACCAAAAACAGCATCATCTAAAGTTTGAGTCATTGAAGTCATAAAATTAGATATTTCTTCTTGTTTATCTTCAATTTTTTTAGTATAATGTGAGAGATTATTTAAAGTTAATAAAGATGTTTTATCATTAATAAAATTCTTGATAACATCATCCAAAAGATCATTATCATTAATAGAAAGATCTAAAAAAT